ATCAAGATCTCGAAATATTCCTTGATCTACTTCATCGTTTTCTAACCGAATATTTACCAGTGCCATCATAATCACCAAACAAAAAGCCCCGACCGTTTCCGATCGGGGCTTGTAAATAATTCATTCGGTGAACATCACTTACACGACGACCACCATATATGAAAAGAATATGACAGCTTGCCAAATTTGTCAATAAGTAATTTTGATATTTTTTGAATTTTCGCTACAAGTTCGCAACATTACAAAACAAGTTACAAGCAATTCGTGAATTATCGCCTTTGCCAACTTAACCTCTTTTTCAACTTCTCGGTAAATGGTGCGGAAACTTGGAATGCGAATATTTGATTTTCCGGCGCACGGGTGCATTTGTTTTGCTTTGGCGTTTTCATGCAGCTTGGAAGCAATAAAGTTTACCTTCCGCTTATTGACGTAATACGAGAAAACAATGAAGTGTAGCAATCTATCATTCTTCGCAAAGAACTGTTCAACGGTTTGGCTTATCATGTAGCCTGTTTCATCGTCACACATCTGCTCACCAGGTTCTGCTGGAATTGCTGATTGCATTAATTTAGCGATGATGTTTAACTCTGGCTTATCAAGTCTGCCGGAGCGCACCCAGGCGCCCCACTTGTACATCCATTCATCAACAAATTCTTCCTGCTCCTCGGTTAATTCTAATTCGCTAAATTTACGCATCGATACCTCTAATTTTAATGATTGACTTACCTTTACTTACTACGCCCTTTTCCTCGATCGAGTATTTGCGGATGATTTTGCGGTTATCGTCTTTAATTAACCCTGCACCAACTAAGCTATCAAAAATCCCTTTAGGCAAGTTGTCTAAATCGCGCGGGCGGTTATCCGGGAAGTAGATTTCCATCTTGATTTCAACCGCACTTTCAAAAGGATCGAACTTAGAACAAACCTCAGTAGCAATGCGTTTAAATTCCCGCCCTGCTTTTGATATGTAATGCTTACCTTGTCTTGTGTGCTTCCAGTAGTGGTTCACGCTAGGTGGGTACGGCAAACAGATTTCAAGCCAATCGCTCATAGTTTTCCCTCATTGATTAAGACATCTTGAGTACGAAACACGCCTTCCGCATGAGCTAACCGAACAAATTCATTGTCTAATTTCCGCGTTCTACGATCGCATTCATCATGACAAGCAGAACAAGCCCATGCGCCACGTTTATCATTCGGTTTTCTCCCTACTCCATCATCCATACGATAATGAGCAAGTACTGTCGTTTCAGAATTAAAATTACAAATGCCAGGCAAGCGAACCATACATTCTCGCCCCTTTGCTTCTTTTCGATAGTCTATTTTCCCCATATTTTCACCTCTAAAATTGACCGCACTTTTGTTTTGAACTGTAAACTATTGGTTGACGGTTGCAGATCAACCGCCAAACCCTATTAATTGATTAATCTTGTTATCCAGTACCGCTTCGTCTTCGTAGATATTACAAAGCGTTTCGTTCCAGATGACGCCGTACACCGTTTTATACACATCGTTAAATCGTTCTTGACTCATATTCGCAAATGAGATTGACCAACGCTCTTTAACGGTTCCGCCGTCTTGTGCCGGCTTGATGTCGTAAAACCCCGCTTTTTTCATCACATGATCGAGATACGCTTCAAGAGTTTTCATGCCCTCATAATCTAATTTTGATTCGCGATTCGACCGCACTTTTGCCAGCACGCTATCTGCTATCGGTTTAGTTACATTCTGATACAGATTTTCATCGTTGGCCGCTACTGCGATTTCTCTTGCGACCGCCTGCGCTATCCATTCTTCCGCTTGGGTCAGCACGCTAAATTCAGGCTGCCAATATTCAAAACCTGCATCGAGTAGCGCGAAAAACTTCTTGTGATGTTGGTAATTCCGATTGTTACCGATGGGTGTAATTTTTATCGCACTTCCTACCGGCAGGCTTTTCAGCAAATTGCGGTCGTAGTCTGTTTCCGCTACAACCGCACCGTTCGCATATTTAACCGCGTGGATTACCGTTTTTTTATGCTTTTGGCTCGCCATTCGAAATTCCCTAGGTCGTCAATGTGAACATGACGGATAACCTGCCCCATGTTGCGGTGACGTGGGTCAAATATCGCTAAATGATTACCACGGCAGACATCAGTCCATAAACCCGTTTGAGGACTTAAAAACTTAATGCGGCCGCCAACAATAAAACGGATTTCCGTTGCCTTTTGGGTGATTAGTGAAAACCATTCCGTGCTAATATCGACCGGCAATAACATCACCACTAAACAGTTATGATTTTCAAACAGTTCGACGGAACGTTTAATAAAACTTAACGGGTCACTAAATGGCGGGTTTATGAAAATGCGCTCGTTTTGTATCGGGTAAGTTAAGTAATCCATTTCAGGCGTTACATATCGCTCAAGTTTTGCGTTGTGGGGCAGTGCGGCGCCATCAATCGTGAAGCCAAATTCAGCATGAATCGGGTTAAATAGCGAAAGTGATGTTGGATAGGTATCCTTATCAAATTTTTGCTCTGTCATTTTCTGTAACTCTCCCAATCAAATGCGATAATCGCCCCTTGTCCTTCCATCATCCTATCTAATACTCGTTCACCGATATAAATCCCCAGTTCTTGCTCAGATAAATTACTGATTAAAATCGTGGGTTTCATTTGCTCATAACGAGTATTGATAATTTCAAATAAAATGATTTTTTCCGCTTCTGAGCCGAACTGAACACCAATTTCGTCAATAATCAGCAAATCTTTGTCTGTGTAGGTTTTAATTGTCCGTTCTTCGCTAATTTGACTATCTCTGCTCCAAGAGTTTTTGATATCACGAGCAATACGCAATGCGGTTGAGATCAATACTTTGGCTTGATGATTTTCGATAATGCTATTAGCAATCGCACAAGCTAAATGATTTTTACCTGTACCTGGTTTACCACAAAACACTAGCCCACCACCTTTCGCCAAACGGTCAAGCCATTTATCCGCATAGCGTGTCGCATAGGCTAAAGCTTTTTTAGCACCATCATTCACAGGCTCATAATTACTCAAGCTGCAATGGGCAAAACGCATTGGGATATTTGATAATGTTTTCAAACGCAAAATTTCGCTTTGATTTTCTGCTTGAATCTCTTTTTTCAACGTCGCAATTTTCTCTGCGGTACAATGTGGACAAGCCGTCTTAAACGTATATGTTCGATTCATTAACTGGTTCGTGCTTTCGTGATAAGCGTATTCGCCATGGTTAGAATTTGTCTCACAAATACCACGCTTAGCCGTTGGCTCTTGCTGAATTTTCTTAACACTCAACAACGTCTGTTCCAATTTTGCTAACTCAGCTTGTAATTCGGTTAATTTAGCCATTTTGTTGTTCCATCGCCTCTACCGCATCGGCATAAAAATCAGGGATTGTTTCAGTGTATTTACGCTCTTGAAAGCCTGTGTGGGCATTGGGTTTATTGGGGTTTACTGGAGAATAATTTTTAATTTCAAATAACCCAGTCCAAGTATTACCAATCGAACGTTCCAGTACTGCAATCGCTTTTTGCGGATCACCACCACTGAATTTTTCTAAATCACTCAAACACTTCTCAAGAGTTTCTTCGGTTTTAATCTCCGCACGTTTCGCTTTTCGCATTCGGCAATAAGCAATCCAAGTTTTACGATCAACATACTCCGGCAAATCTACCGTTTCGGGATTAAGCGCAGATACTTTTTTTGGCTTTTTCGTACCGTCCGTATTATTGATAGGTTCATTAATAGGATCATTGATAGTGTCTTGATAGGATCGGTGGACAATTTGACTACCCTGGGTGGACAATTTGACTGGTCTGGGTGGACAATTTGACTGGTCTGGGTGGACAATTTGACTACCCGACAAATTGTCAGGGGCGACATTTTGACTAGACCCTAAATAGAAAATGAGTTGGTATAGAGATGATTTATTCCCTGTACCTTTTCTCAGTGTTTTTACAAAGCCAAGTTCTTCTAACTTCTCAATAACGCGCTGAATAGTTTTTATTGATACCCCAGCCTGTCTTGCTAAAGTTGGCTGACTTGGATAACAACAATCTTTTTCATCGGCATAGTTAGCCATTAAAATAAATACAAGTTTGAGATTACCTGATAACGGAATTTCAACTGCTTTCGCTACTGCATTAAAACTCATAACCCCACCGCCTTCTCTTGTATAAATTTGCCGTTCCACGTTGCTTTCATCGGCAACAATCCTTTTGCGTACCACTCATAGAGTTTCGCTGCGCCTTTTTTAAGTAACGTTGGCTTGTACTTGATAATCGGATCCGCTCCGTGAGGCACAACCTCGCTAGTTTCTTCGGTCATATACCGATCGCGAGCATAAGACGTTACGCGCCACTCACCGCGTTGGTCTTTATAAAGCCAATTCTTTTGCTGCAAAAATGCATTGATTTGCGCCGAATTTACGCCGTTTAAGCCCTTAACGAATTGAGGTGCGGTCATTCCCGCCCGGAAGTAATTGCTCATCGCTTCAATGCAATCGGCTTGCTGTTTGTTTTCCAACTTTAAAACCTCTTCCCGCTCAACAGATTCCGCCAACTCACGCAATGCTGCGGGGTAGTTTTGTGGTAAAAGTGCGGTCGGATTTTGATGACTTGCCAAGCTGTCAAATGTGCGAATAACGTATAAGTGGAATTTCGGACTAATCCACATTGCGTAAGCGTAAACAAGTTCTTTGCTTACGAATGTTCCAAGCCCTTGTTTTGTAAGGATAGACGGAATTCCGTCTTTTGAAATTTCGCCGATTAACTCCTGCGTTTGCTGATTTGATAACCAGTAAGCAGGACGATGACGACTTTCACCACCGCTTGCCTGATGTAAATCATTTAAGCAAAAACGCCCTTGTTCATCTTGGCGAATTTGTGTATCATAAAGCCGTATTTTGGTTTTCATAAAAAATTCCTTCGTACAGAACCACGGTTGCCGCCGTGGTTTTTTATTTGCCCAAATATTTCTCGCGCAACCGGTCGTCAAAGCCTTTTGCCGCCAATAAAAGCAGTTCCAACTCTGATTTCTCAATTGCTACGTGAGAATCCCTGTCGAAAACATCAAACCCATTTGCCGCAATAAAATTAAACGCCTGATTAGCGTCTTCATTGCTGACAAAACGGCTCAACGTGGACGGCGAACATTCCATTTCGTCCGCGATCTCGCATTGTTTCTGTTTCCAGTATTTGTTCATAACCCGATCCGAAAGTGGTTTTGCGGATCTGGTGAGTTTATTGCGTGCCATTGCGCTTGCCTGTTGGTAGATTAATTCCATACATCGGGACGTAATTCAGCTTTCTTTACGGCTTTTTCGGTGACAGCCTCAATTTTTCTAGCCAAATAAATAGGCGTTTTTGCTTCGCCTGTTTCAATTTGTCTTAAAAAAGATTTTGAAATACCGATTTTTCTTGCAAAGTCAGCTTTAAATCCGCGGGGGCGATCAGCTAAGTAGTTTTTAAGTTCCATTTCACCTCCGATATTAAAAACTAAATATAGTTTAGCATTACCTAAATACAAAAGTAAACAAAGTTTATCTTTTGCTAGTTTAGCTATTGCTAAATATCATTAACAGAATTGGAGGGATGTATGAATCTAGATAAAAATGCGATCACAAAAGTACGGAGAGAAAATCTAAAGAAATGGTTTTCAAATAAGACCGTACCTGAAAAAGATAGAAGTTTTGTTTCTCAATTGATAAGCGGAAAAACTCCATCATTTGGGGAAAAGGCTGCAAGAAGATTGGAAAATGAAAATAATATGCCTCCGTTCTACTTAGATACTCCCCAGTCAACTGAAAGCATAACATCAAACGTAAAAGAAGTAGGCGCGTTTGACTTATGGGATCGCAACACACCACTAAATAGCGATGAATACGCCGTTCCGTTTTATCAAGATATTAGGCTTGCTGCCGGAAACGGCTTTGCTGATGACATAGCGGACTATAACAACTTCAAATTGCGTTTTTCCAAAGCAACACTACGTAAACAAGGCGTACAGTACGAAAATGCGGTATGCGTGATTGCTGATGGAAACTCAATGGAACCGGTTATTCCGGATGGAACAACTGTGGGAATTGATTTGGGCAATAAGACAATCCGAGACGGCAAGATATACGCTATCAATCACGGTGGCTTGTTGCGCATAAAACTACTCTACAATATGCCAAATGAACAAGTGAAAATACGTAGTTATAACAGCGAAGAACACCCAGACGAGATAGCAGACCTAAAAGATATATCGGTGCTTGGGAAAGTTTTTTGGTATTCGGTTTTACTATAAATACCAAAGGGGAAATTGATATGGTAAAAAAATTTGAAGATGTAAAACAATCTATTATAGAAGCGCAATTAGCATCGTCCCCAAGGGATAAAGTAATTAATGGCATTATGCGAGGAACCGCAGATTTGCTATCAGCGAATGATATTATTAAAAGATTAGGAATTACACCGAATGAATTTGAGAAACTGGTTAATCTGCCACACCATTATGTAAACTCACATGGATTGGGAGGTGTAGTGCACGCAGCAAATGTTTTATTTGATCCGCATATTGAATTAATAAATCAAGAGTTAGAAGAGAAAACCACATTCCCAAAACCTGATTTATACATCCTAGGGAAAGCGCGTTGGACAAAGGAAACCTTTAAAAAATGGTTAGAAGAACAGTGTAGATAAAGAAAAAGGTAGGTTTTAACCTACCTTTTCCGAACCGCAAACAAGCGATTCTCACACTTTACAAAGCTATCCGGCTCCTATGTCCGGGGCTTCGGGTCCGTTGCCAGTGCGAGTATTGTTACACTAAATAAAATTTGAGTAAAGAAAAAAATATGCTTTCTAAACAAATTATAAGTATTTCAGAAAGTCGGTTGAACGCATATCTATTTTGTTTCTACCAAAACGATAAAGCTAAACAGAAAGAAGCGATTGCGGTATATACAGCATTACAACATCGTACGGGGATTTACTTTTCTTTAATACAAGAGATTGAAGTAGCTTTACGAAATGAAATCAGTGAATTGCTTCGTAACATTGCGCCTAATAATGACTTATACAAATTTTTCCATTACTTAGCACAGGATAACAACGCCCCTTTAACTGCCGAATCAAAACGTCAGTTACAGAAAGCGATCAACGAATGCAGTAAAAGAAAATATAACGAAAATGACATTATTTCACATATTACTTTTGGCTTTTGGGTCAATCTCTTTGACTATGATCCTAAAAGGAATCAACACTTTGTCTATTGGCAAAAAGTGCTAAAACCTATTTTTAACCATAGATTTAGCAATTTTAAAGAGTTATATAATACATTGAAGCAGGTAATGCGATTTCGTAACAGGCTGTATCATCAGGAAATTATATGGAATAAACGCATCGCAAAAAAACCCGGACACGCTTTGGATAATTTAGAAAAAACCTATAAAAAATTTGAAACCACACTACAAAAAATTGCGCCTGAAAGGTTTATCTTTCGTCAGCTTTCACAAGCTCTAATCTGGCAACGAAATATTTTCTTTGATCAACAAATCTTCGATGCTGAAATCACTGTTCTGCCTCGACACATCACCTAAACCGCCACTTCGGCGGTTTTCTTTTGCCTGCAATTCCTACCGCACTTTTTAAAATTACACGCCCCTCTACTCTCTTTTTTTGTGATTCAGATCACAAATTCAAAAATTAATCAAAAATAAATTCATTTAGAAATCAAGAATTTACTAAATAAAAGAAAAAATAAACTAAATTTTACTAAATCAACTATTTACTAATTATTTAGTGTTTGCTAAATTATAACCATCAAAACGAGATACACAAAAAACAAGGATCCGAAAATGACAACATTTCAAAACTTCAAGAAACAACTTTGCTCGATGGCGCCGATTGAGTGCGGTTTAAAAGTTGGCGACCGAGTTATTTATAAAAACGACTTTGGGGTCAAATTCGGGCCGTTTGAAGTCATTGGATTTGAAAAGAAAGAAGATATTTCAGGCGGAAGATTTGTTTACTTAAACAAAGATTGTTACTGGTTCCCAGTAAAAGCGGAACAACTAACAAAGCAATAAGAATCTTTACTAAGCCCTCTTGGTGAGGGCTTGAATAAAGGTTTTACAACCAAGCCGAAAGGCAACGCTCTTTAACAATACGATTAAAAACACATCGACCAACACTTAAGCGCAGTTAAGACGGCAGTGAGAATGACAAAGCTC